TCAAAGGATCGTAGTAAGATTGTTCAGTTAGAACACATACCTATTGAAACATTACGTGCTGAAAAATGTGATGAAAATGGTGAAATACCAGCATACTTTTATTTTGATGATTGGGCAAACATAAAACGTAATGATGAACCTTTAAGAATACCAGCTTTTGGAATGTCTAAAGAGGGTATAGAAATTTATTATATAAAGCCATATAAAAGTGGTTTCTATTATTACAGTCCAGTAGATTATCAAGGTGGGTTGCAGTATGCAGAGTTAGAAGAAGAAGTATCTAATTACCACCTCAACAATATTATGAATGGTCTTGCACCATCAATGTTGATTAACTTTAACAACGGTACACCTAACCAACAAGAAAGACAATTAATAGAAAAGAAGATAGCACAAAAGTTTAGTGGCACGAGTAATGCTGGTAAGTTTATTTTAGCTTTTAATGACAACAAAGAAAGTCAAGCAGAAATAACACCAGTACAATTAAGTGATGCACATAACCAATACCAATTTTTAAGTGAGGAAAGTACACAAAAAATAATGGTAGCACATAGGATCGTTTCGCCTATGTTATTAGGTATAAAAGATGGTAGCGGTTTAGGTAATAATGCAGAAGAAATAAAGACTGCATCCTTACTAATGGATAACACCGTTATAAGACCGTTTCAAGAACTTTTAATTGATTGCTTTGATCAAATATTAGCTTACAATGATATTGCTTTAAACCTATACTTTACAACATTACAACCATTAGAATTTACAGAAGTAGATAGTGATATACAAGACAAAGAAACTATTGAAGAAGAAACTGGTGTTGAAATGGAAAAATTATCATTAAAAAAAATTGATGGTAAACAAGCATACGAAACCAAAGAAGAAGCAATAAAGGTAGCAGAAGAAATGGGTTGTGGTGGTTATCACGCACACGAGGTAGAGGGTGTTACATATTATATGCCTTGTGAAACACACGAAGAACTTAAAGCACCTTGTTGGGATGGTTACGAACAATATGGTACAAAGATAAAAGATGGCAAAGAAGTACCTAATTGTGTTAAGATGTCTAAAGAAAAAACAGAATTAGATAATTTTATTGATGAATTTGGTGAAGATGAAGATTTAGAAAATTGGACATTAATTGATGAACGAAAAGTTGATTATGATGATGAAGAAGCATTAGATTATCAAATTAATGAACTAAACAAAAAAAAAGATAAAAGTACATTAGCTAAAATATGGGAATTTGTATCTACTGGAACTGCAAGACCAAATGCAAAAAGTGAACAAGATGAAGTAGTTGGTGCTGCTGCATTTAAAGTAAGATACCAATATGCACCATTACAAGATACCTTTGATAGTGGTAAAAATGTATCAAGAGATTTTTGTAAAACAATGGTACAAGCAAAAAAAATATATAGAAAAGAAGATATAGAACAAATGGGTGATAGGGCAGTCAATCCAGGTTGGGGTGCAAGGGGTGCTGATACTTATTCTATATGGTTACATAAAGGGGGAAAAACTAATTTATATAAAGGGGGAGGTGCTTGCCATCATTTTTGGATGCGTAAAACTTATATGTATACAATAGATAGTAAAAGAATTGATATTGATAGTCCATTAGCACCTACAATTAGTGTAAACAAGGCAATAGCTGCTGGGTTTAAACCAGAAAAAAACGATTCATTGGTAGCAAAAAGACCAATAGATATGCCCAACGAGGGGTTTTTACCAAGTAATAAAAGAAGATAGATGGCTACAACTTTATTTATAAATAGAACTGATTTGATCCGTAATTCAATTATGGATGGTAATGTGGATACTGATAAGTTTATTCAGTTTATTAAGATTGCACAAGAGATAGATGTTCAACAATTAATGGGAACTAAAATGTACGATGGTTTAACTGCTGCAATACCTAATATTGATTTACCAGCTAATGCACGATGGAAAACAGTTTTAGATGATTATATAGTACCTATGTTAATATGGTATGCACAATCTAACTATATGCCATTTGCAGCGTATCAAATAAAGAATGGTGGGGTGTTTAAACATACATCAGAAAATGCACAATCGGTAGATAAAAACGAAATAGATTTTTTAGTTGAAAAAGCACGTACAAACGCAGAATGGTATAGTAGAAGATTTATTGACTTTATGAGTTTTAACCAAACTACATATCCAGAATACACCAATAATGTAAATGATGATATATACCCCAGTAATGATTCAACTTTTAATGGGTGGGTACTATGATATATAAACCAAAAAAAGCAAACATCGAAAAGTTAAAAACCTTTTTGAAAAAAATAAAAAATAAGAAATAATGGCAAACGAAATTTATAGTAAAAGCTGGTGGGGTTCTGGTGTTTGTAATAATACTGTTGGCTGGGGTTTGATTTATAAACCTTACGCTGGTTGTGAATCACAAATAACGACTGATTTTGTTGCAAGAGTTTCAGCAGATGGGGGAGTTATAGAGAGCGTAGAATGTATTGATGAAAAATTAAATTTATAAAGATATGGCAACACCAAAATTGGCTTTAATACCTACTGGATATAAAGCTGGAAAATTATATAGTGTTTTACCTCAAAGTGGGGTTGGAGATTTTACTTTTGCAAGAGCATCTGAAGCAACAAGAGTTAACGAAGATGGTTTAATAGAAACAATGGGTAATAATGTACCAAGATTAGATTATACCGATGGTGGTTGTCCTAATTTTTTACTTGAACCACAGAGGACTAATTCGATAACTTATAGTGAGGATTTTAGTCAATCTGAATGGATTAAATCTAATACAACTATAACAAGTGGTAGTTTAGTTTCTCCAGATGGTAGTTTAAACGCTTCTACATTAACAGACAATACTGTAAATGGAATACATAGGTTAAGGGATTCCATATCTTTAAGTGCATCCACTAATTACTCTTTAAGTATTTTTGCTAAAAAAGGAACTTTATCTAATATACAACTTGCACTTATTAATACTGCAAATAGCGATACTGCAAGTAGAGTTTTTGATTTAGAAAATGGTATTTTAGGAGAATCTATTACCTCTGGTGCTACATTATCAGATTCTAAAATTACTGATTATGGTAATGGGTGGTATAGATGCGAGATTACTTCACAATTTAGTTCAACACCTAACACTTATCAAGTAACACTTGCTACAAAAAGTAGTGGAAATTCATCAAATGGTAATCAAGTTACTTATGATGGAGATGGTAATGGTAATGTTTATTTATGGGGTGCACAATTAGAACAAGGCTCATATCCTACCTCTTACATACCAACCAACGGAAGTACAGTAACAAGAGTAGGAGAAACTTGTACTGGTTCTGGAGATGCTTCAACGTTTAACGATTCAGAGGGTGTTTTGATGGCAGAGATTAGTGCTTTGGCTGATGATTTAGTTGCAGAAGGAATTTCAATTTCAGATGAAACTATTGGTAACAGAGTTGTAATTTTTAAATGGACTACTACTAATTCAATAAAGGTTAGAGTGGCTTCTGGAGGAACTAACTACTTTGATAAAACAATTTCTGTTTCAGATATAACTACTATTAATAAAATAGCTATAAAATACAAGCAAAATGATTTTTCATTATGGTTAAATGGTATTGAGTTAGAAACAGATACAAGTGGTATAACTCCTATTGGATTAAGTAAACTTAATTTTAATGGTGCTACATCACCATCTGCTTTCTACGGTAACACTAAACAACTACAATACTTTGATTCAGCATTAACAGACGCAGAACTTGAAACATTAACATCTTGGCAATCATTTTTAGAAATGGCTAACGCACAAAATTACACAATTATATAATTATGGCAAATACTTTAAAATTCGGTAACGGACTATGGGCAACACAAGAGGGTTCAACCCTTGCTTATAATGATGAGAATGATAACTATAAACCTTTACCATTTGATTTTACAAGAGCAAGTAATGCAACTGTAGTAAACAAAGAGGGATTAATAGAAACAGTAGGCAACGGAATACCAAGAATAGATTTTTCAGATAGCGAAGATGGTGCTTTGTTGTTAGAGCCGAGTAGAACTAATTTGATTAATTATTCAGAGGATTTAACACAATGGGTTCAAACAAGAGTAACAAATACAGATAACGAAACTACAAGTCCAGATGGCTCTTTAAACGCTTCTTTAATTACAGAAGATTCAACTTTAAACACTAAATATACTTTTTTAAATTTAAGCACTACTACAAACGAACACACTTTATCTTTTTTTGCTAAATATAAAGGTAGATATTTACAAGTTTTATTTGGAACATCTGACACAAGTGGAAATGTATATATTAACTTTGATTTACAAAATGGAACTTTTAACAATAATGGTGTAAGCAATCCATCTATAAAAGATTTTGGAAATGGGTGGTATAAAATTTCATTATCAGTTACACCTATTGTAACAAGTAATTTTGGTGTTTTACTTTCATTAGCAACCTCATTAACATCATCAAGGTTAGCTTCTTATCAAGGAGATGGAACATCTGGAGTTTATATTTGGGGAGCGCAATTAGAAGCTGGAAGTTACCCTACATCGTATATTCCTACATCTGGAAGTGCAGTAACGAGGTTGGTTGATAATGTTGCTGATATGACAGGATTACAAAGTAAATCTTTATTAGGTGTTAATCAAGGTACTTGGTTTGTTGACTTAAAAGATATGTTTTTTGAAATAACGGGAACGGGAGTTGGTTCTATGTTTTTATATTTAGATAGTGGAAACCAAATTGAATTTGTGCCAAAAACTAATACAAGTTTTAAAATAAGTTTAAACAATTCAATTGCTTTAGACAATATTTCAGGACAAAACAAAATTGCAATTTCTTACGATAGTAATGGGTTAGTTATTTACAAAAACGGTGTATCTAAATATACTACTTCATCAAGCGAATATTCTTCGGCATATAATGAATTACATTTAAGTCAAAGTACAAGACCACATAGGATAAATATTAATAATATGAAACTATACAACACAAGATTATCAAATAGCGAATTACAAGCATTAACAACAATTTAAATAAATAAAGATATGAATATTTACAAAACAGTATTTGATACTGAACAACAAGGAAAAGAAGTTTTAATCCAAAAAGGTGTATGGGAAGAAGTAACCAACGATGAGGGTGTTACATCTATGCAATATATCAACGGTACAAAATCAGTAGTTGATATTGGGAAAGTAGTAGAAATACCAGCAACCTATGATGACGAGGGAAACATACTAACACCAGCAGTTTATTATGATGGCTGGGCGTACGACATTATGAGTACAGATACTTTAGATTTTGGGGATAAGGAAGTTTATCCTGGTGCAAAATCAGCACATTCTTTTTTCGGTTATCCAATAAGTGAGGAAGTAGAAGAAGAAGAATAATTGTTATATTTGTTTAAAACAATAATATAACACCTAAAGAAGATGGAAAAAATTAGTAAAAAAATTAGTGAACATATAAGCTATAAAGAAGCTACATATTCTGCTACTGCAAATAAATTAAATATTGAGAATGTACCTAATGAAAAAGAACTTAAATGTATGCAGAAAGTAGCTAAAGAAGTGTTTGAACCATTAAGAGAGTGGGTAGGCTGTCCTATAAAAGTAAATAGTATGTTTAGGTCAGAAAAACTTAATAGTGCTTTAAAAGGCTCTAAAACGTCATCACACTTAAAAGGTCAAGCAATAGACATTACAAGTATGGCTTGTGAAAAGGATGACTGCAAATCTAATTTAGATATGTTTCATTACATAAAAGACAATTTAGACTTTGACCAGCTTATATGGGAATTTGGTTCAGAGCCTAAATGGCTGCACGTTTCGTATGTATCAAAAAAGAAAAACAGAAACCAAGTATTAGTAACTAAAAGAAAAGGTGTTTATTACACTTATTAATTATGAAAGTAGGTAAATACGAATTTGATAGTTTAGAAGCATACGAAGAAGCAAAAGCAGATGTTGACATTATAAAAAATGCAATAGTTGAATTAGGTTTTAGTGATGAAAAATATAGGGTAGATGTTTTATGGGATGGCGAAGATTCACACCCTACTAAATGGCTACCTTTTGCTATTGATATTGAAGATGAGGGAATACATTATTTTCACGATTACCCATATTTAGAAAACAAATTTTAATAAATATTAAAAATGATAACAGACTTTAGAACATTACTTATAAACATAGGAGCGTTTGGTATTTCAATGACAAATATAGATATAGCATTAAAAATTATACTTGTACTTGTAACAATAGGTTACACATTACAAAAGTGGTATTTACTAAATAAAAATAAGTAATGCCCAAGAAGAAGTTTAAAGATACAAGAGTAGGAAAGTTTCTGGTAAAAGCTGCACCCAACATTTTAGGTGTTGCAAGTGATCTATTACCTGATGCTGGGGTACTTGGTATGGTTAAACAACTTATTTCAAATGATAGCGAATTACCACCTAAAGATAAAGAAGAAGCATTAAAACTTATTGAACTTGATATTGTAGAAGCACAAGAGGTTAGTAAAAGGTGGACTGCTGATATGGCTTCTGATAGTTATTTAAGTAAGAACACAAGACCAATGACTTTGATATTTCTTACTGTATCTATGATACTTTTAATTGTGCTTGATTCTTTAGATATTGATTTTGGTGTAAATACTGAATGGATAGAACTACTTAAAAGCCTTTTAATAACAGTTTATGTTGCTTACTTTGGATCAAGGGGTGTAGAAAAATTCAAATACATATCGCAAAAAAAATAGAATATATCCCCAAAATCATTACATTTTTATTAATTATATATTTCTTTAGATATATATTTTTATTTCTTTATATTTGTATTATAATATATTTTGGTATATATTTTTAGATATATTTATATATACATATTTAGATAAAATACTAAATTATAAAAAATTCAAAGTTATTACATTTTTTTTAAAAATGAAAGAAAAAATTTTATTTATTATAACAATAGCTTTAATGATTACATTAGCTATTATAAAATCAATCAAATAATATGAATGAAACTAAATGTTTAAAAATTAGAAAAGAACACTATATGCTATCAATAAGAGGTGTTGTAGTAGGTGAATTTGAATTAAGTGAATTAAGGCATCTAATGGAAGTAATAGATAATGCCATCTAAAAAAGTTAGTAGAAGTAAACTTGTTAAAAAGCTAGATGCAGTATTTAGTCAATATATAAGGCTAAAAGATTCAGTAGATGAAATAGCAACTTGCTTTACTTGTGGTAAAAAAGACCATTGGAAAAAACTACAGAACGGACATTTCCAAAGTAGAAAACATTATGCTACAAGATGGGATGAACAAAACTGCCAAGTTCAATGTGCTGGGTGTAATGTGTTT